TGCGACGTACCGAATAGTTGGATGATTGTTCTCATCCCAATCCTTAACAGGAACAGAATCATACGGAACCTTGAACATCTCGGCAGCGAGGGCTCGGTGACAGTCATAGATTCCATCCTTTTTTGCTTGTGCGAATTGCTCTTTCCACTTCATAATGTCCGCTCTAAAACCAACAACTTGCGCTTCAGCTTGCGCCAGATCGAAATATATGAGGACAGTGCCCGGATCAGAAACAAAGAAGCCTCTGGCTCTAACGGGCTGGTTCTGCATATTTCCTCCCTCTCCATTAATAAGCTCGCTAGAAGACAGCCGACCTGGTGCATTGCTAACTCCATACTGTTTATATTCGCATCTAAATCTGCCGTCTTTCGACTCCTTCGACGTAGCATAGGTTGACCGGAACTTGTCTTCTTTTTTCCATGCGTCGAGCGCACTTAACATCTCCTTTTCTATTGGTCGCGTGTGCGCGTTCTGCAGAATGTGATTACGATTGGTCTTGTCGGTTGACGTACCTTTACCTTGGAGGTTTAGCCGACGAAAGAATAACTCCTTCATCTGCGGCCATGATGCGGGATTGGGATTGTAATCCATATCTTCTGTTGCCTCGTGGACTAACCTATGAAATTCATTTTCCATCTCGGCAACATATCGATTAACTTCACGAGCTATGACTTCTTTCACGGTTTGATCGACTGCTACACCATGGACAGTGGCCTCGACTAAATGCGGTTGTGCTCGCATGACGTGACCGAAGAAGAAATCCTTGAGCTTTTGCCGTTCAAGTTCATCGTATTCACGCTCATAGACACGATACGTGATCGCTGCATCTTTGCAGTTATACTTCCAGAACTCGTCTATGTCACCGCCTTCCTTCCAGTAATCGCCTTCGTCTTTGTAGAACGGATGCGTTGTGTACTGCGACGTGAGATATCCCAAGTTATGCGGAAGCTGAGGATAAAGCGTATGATGCGCAAGCAACGTATCGAACCAAATCCTAATACGAATTCTGTCCCGTAACCAACACCAGTATGAGTCAAACCCACCATTCTGTGCAACGATCCGGTGTGAGTCACACAGGTCTTGTATCGCTGTGAGTATGCTAGCCTCTTGTCCTACCGAATAACGATTGCCTGAGTCATCACGCCAATTGATACACATGGCACGGTGCGGATCATTCGACAGACCGATACAAGCTGTCTGATCATTGAGCCCTTCGATATCGAGTGCCACAGGATTATCGCTGCGTTGTAAATCGCTGATGAAGTTTAAGGCGTCACGATACGTAGGATTGATAATCCCATCAACCTTATACGGCTTGAACTTGTTAGTCAGGACTTGCTCGATCCGCTTGCAATTCATCATGAATGTAACTTCAACCTTCGGCGTACGCAGTGCATCCGCTGGATTGTTTGCACAGATTGCCTTACCACGTTTGTTATTGGGGAGGATCAGATCGATAACAGACCCACGCCATTTGTCGATACCCTTTTCGCATAGAAATGCTTCGAGTGCCTCACCGCCGAACAGCACAATAACTTCGACGTTAGGCAATTGACCGACTTCCCATAGGACTAGCTCACACCACTTGGTGAACTCATCAGGATGTATCTTAAACTTCTCGTCGTCGCTGAATGCGATTTGTCGTTTGATGACATTCGTCACATATACGGTATCGCGAGTAAGACCGTATTGTTTAACGACGGACCACAGTAATTGGCCTGACTTACCAACGAACGGTATACCTTGACGTGCCTCTGATTCGCCTGGACCCTTACTTATGAACGCTACCTTCGCGTCCAATGGGCCACTGCTTAGGCATTGAATTTCAAGTCCCTGCGTGTCGGCAAGTGCTCGGACTTGAGACTCTAGCTCGTCACGGGTTAGATTTCTGCTCAACATTTGACAGCCTTTCTATGATCCTTGGTGCGAGTTGCTGCATTTTAAGTCGAAGCCGATCTTCTGAACCGTCGTTGCGTACATAGAAATCGGCCCCAGGGATTGTGAATGGGTACGCACTTTCGACACTCTTCCTAGCTACATCAACTAATACGTATTGGCCTAGTCCTAGGACATCGTTAGCATTAACTCCATCGTCAACGACACAATACATAGGCGGTTTATGGCCCTCGATACGCGCTCTTAATAGTACGCCGAGCACGCGCGGCCCATAGTTGAAACGCATATGCTGCTGTTCGCGTTGAATAAACTCACGAAGCGATTTGTTACTTAACGCTTCTATTGGATCGGTCATTTCCAGATCGAGCGCAGGATAGTCTAGTAAGTTTTCAGCATACGCAAGAACAGGAAACGAGAAACTGTCATGCTTAACTGTGTAACCTAGTGCCATCAATGCGTTACCCAGGGCTGTTGCTGCTGTTGTCTTACCACTATTGTGCGGTCCTGTTAACGCTATGTACTTGGTCATCGTTTTGTCCTTTGCTTTGCTTTCACTTGTCTCTTCTCTCTCTTCTTAACGATTGTCCCATAGCGTGTCTGTCACAGATAACTATCACTTGGTTCCTGGCGCGAGTGATGGCTGTATAGAAGTTGTTCCTGTTTAACAGAAATGGAGCACGTCGTGAGATGCAATACACTATCGTATCGAATTCTGAACCCTGGCTTTTGTGTGTTGTGATGGCGTAGCCAAGTTCTATTTGTTTCCTTGGATCGTAGTTCGTCATCGCCTGTGCGTATGCGTTATACGTGCGTACTCTTGGAGGGATTTCAATGTGTTGCCTATCGTTTGTGTTAAGCCATAATGTGCCTTCTTCGGGATCGATCTCTGTGATGCGTCCGATCTCACCGTTGAATAATCGCAGTTCGTAGTCATTCTTGATCCACAGGAATTTGTCATGCGCTCGCACTACCAACGGCTTGTCGTGTGAGTCAAACCGAGGTATGCGAAGGAGTTCCTTCTGTCGGTTTAGCCTAAGCTGAATGGTTGGGTTGACTACACCAGTCCCGACGCTTCCTTTACGTGTAGGCATAATGATTTGATTGTTGTCGCTACCTAATTCTGGATGCGCTGAGACTAACTTAAACAATTGAAGCAATGGCTGATCAGTATACACAACATGGAAATGATCATTGTTACGCGGCACTAAACCACGCAAGACACGATAAGCGTTCGACACAATAGCGTCGCCGCTGCGGAAATTATACGTCAACTCGATTGACGGAAATCTATGCAGCAACGTTCTGAATGGAGGATCGCCATCTTCTACAGGTAGCAATTGATTGTTGTCACCAAAGAAACGGATCACGCCTTTCTTAGGTAATGCATCCATAAGGTGACGATAGAGTTGCGGTCCTACCATCGATGCTTCGTCTACGATGATAACGTTTTCCTCGAACGGGTTGAACTTGTTTCGCCTAGGCTCGTTAGGCTTGCGTTCCTCAAAATGAATAATGTCACTATCATCGGGGTCCGTGTCGATGATGACCGGATCGTCCGATGGCATTGGGAACTCAAGTAGTTTGTGGACTGTGACCGCTTTGATGCCTGTTAGTTCTTGGATGCGCTTAGCCGCTCGTCCAGTCGGGGCGCATAGGGCTACTTTCTCGTTTCGCAACGCCACATAAACCTTACCTAGAACGAACGTCTTGCCTGTACCCGCTCCACCTGTGACAGATACGATGCGTTGCTTTAGATCGGTACACATGTCCACTGCATATTCTTGCTCGCTGGACGGATGGATGATCGTGCTTTCTTCTTCGGTATGGTTGCTGCCTTCGAAACGGTCGTCGTCAGTGTGACTCATACTCACTCCCTTCTCCACTTGACCTTGTTTCTCCAACTCGCGTAATCAATCCCTGGTGGTGTGAACGGACTGAACTCAGCCTCGATCAAATGCGCATTGCGATTCTCGACCTTGGATATATCTTCTCGGACGATTGTTATTCTATAAACGGGTTCGAAGCCTACGTCGGCATCAGCGTCGTCATTAAACTTGACGAACACCTGTCCAAACGCGAGCTTCGACATGTTCCAATAGTCAGGCCCTCGATCTGAGAACAAATCGCCTGGCTTCAAATGCTCTGCTTCGACCAATGTAGCTACAATACGAACTGTGCGCTCAGGTCGAACAACTCGTTGAAGGAAACGTCTTCGCATCGTTTATCCCTTCTTCGAGGCTATCTCTGCAACAACAGTTCGTGCGGCTTGAACCACTAAGGTCCGCACGAACTGTGACGCAGTAAGGTTTAGTTCCCTTGCGGCTAGATTGACTGTCCGCTTGTCTTGTGGACGGATGCGCACTAATAGCTGATCCGATCCATTGACGATGTGCTCGTCCAGTCTGATTAGTACGCTTTCCATCTTACGCCTCTTCGTCTTTGTCGAAATCTGATTCCAGTCGTATGTTGTTCAACCAACTGATGAACTGATGATATTCATCTTCGTTTGAACATATACGATGCACATCTATTATGAGAGCGTCGGCCTGCGCGGTGAGAATCGACTGTGCTGCTAACTGAGGGACATTCGGTGGACCCTCCGTTTCCCATACCTTAAGTAGCGTGTTGTAGATCATGTCTCGGAGTTCTTTTTCCATTGTTTGTTTCCTTATGTTTGAATGGCGTGTGAGTCAAACCCACACGCCACTTTGTCAGTTACCGAGTACCGCGACGGCCTGCACGACGCGGTGCGACTTCCTCAACTTCCGCAGCCGCAGCCGTAGCCCGACGTGAGGTAGTAGTCTCCACCACTTCGTCTTCGGCCGACTCAATGGCATAGATTTCGGCTCGCCTCTCACCTTCGAAAGGTCGGCCGAGACGTACACGTAGCCTAGCGCGTTGTCCCATCCAGTCGTTTGGGTTGATTGTAGTTGTAGCAGTATCCAACCCAATCGCTGCAATGAACTTTTGAAGATTATACAACGCACGTCGATCCTTGGAAGTAGGAACCAACTGCCGCTGCCAGTACATGTTCGCACCATCCTCGAACTGGTCCTGTAGATCGGCAGGAATTTCCTCCGTGGGGATCGTGAACTTGACCGAGTACAGTAGGTTACCTTTACCAGAGGTAAACTTCTGCACGTCGGTAATCTCACCGATGTAGATACCCGGAGGAAGTTCCGGGGGTTTCTCTACATCGGCCAGAGACTCGCCTAGCTCGATAACGTCGAGTTCGTCGTCTTCTTGCATGATATGCTTCCTTGCTTGACTGGATCGGAGTCCAAGCGTTAAAGGTTACCCTGCCGTCCCAGGTGTTTCTTGCTATTCTGCCTTACCCTTTTCAACTCGCGGTATGATGTACTTGTACTTAAATCCGTCCTTGCGTTCGAACTGTGTGCCTGTCACGTTGTACGTACCTGCGGTCGGGTTCTCACAGTTGGTATGACTCACACCGTACTTGGTGACACCTTTTAAGTCATACTTCACGATCCGATAGCGATGGTTTACCGTTACCGGAAGCATACATTCGCGACAGAAAGGCATGGTTCTGTCAGCCACATAGCCTTCTCTATTTGACATTTTTCGTCTCCTTTGGTGGCGGAAGTGGTATTTTAGCACCATTCCTATCCACCCATTGATAGTACCAACCAGCAATTGTCATCTGACCATTGGCACTATCAGGCAGATCGGCATCGTATTTCAGCACGAATTCTGCATGTTTTTCCCTCTGCGAGAACATGCGTGACTTCATCGGTTTGCGTAATCTGGTCGGCCTGATCGCAATTCTTCTCTCTTTGTCACCATGAGGATCGATTGACATGTACCAGATTTCAGACAGTCGCCATGTCACATTGTTGACCAATTTGCCACCAAGCATAACGCCGATGTAACTAATGATCTCCTTACCATCTTGAACCATGGTGGTCGGATCGTCTTCATGTGCCGTGATTATGAGATGCACATTGTGCTTGGCCGTGACTCTCAAAAGACCGGTAATCGTTTCGAGCACAATGGCATTTCTACCGCCGTATGCACCTTGTCCCGGTGCCTCCATCGTTGGCACAAAGCCTCCACCTTTGTTGCTTGAGCCTATGCCCTTACCTACCGAATGCTGTAATGCCTTAAATGAAATGGCCGTTAATGAGTCACACACCACCGTTTCAATGTTTTCATTGTCTGATAGAATTTGATCTAGACCGAATGGATTCTCGCTCTGTGCATGCTTGAATAGATCATTTGCCGTCATTGAACTCACGTTCGCCACATGCACGTCAGGCCGGTGCATAACTGATACATGTTCTTGGTCGCCGAATGATATCCATAGCTTATCACCTGGGGCAGTCGCGGCGAATGTCGTCTTGCCGCACGTCGCAGAGCCCCATAAGAGAATGGCCATTCGATTCGGTGCTTCGGCTCCGCTCTTGATTTCCACAGGGCCGAGCGAACCGATGATCTTGCTTCGCTTTGGCGCAACATCCGCAACACGAACCGAAGATGTAGTAGCAACATGGGTACCTGCACTGCGAATAGGCGCGTTTTTCGTTAACATATGCTAATCCTCCACACCTAGTTCCGACGGCGAGAGCGCAGCTGGTATCATTTGGTCCCATTGTTCCAGCCTCCCTTCGAACGTGTCACCACAAAACGATATAAGCGAACACGGCCGAAAGTATCTATTGCACGAATGAGTATACCTTGGCGCGTATTCGTAATGGTCTTTATAGAACTCATACTGATCGGCGGTGTGACGAAACCAGAAAGCCCAGCGGTGAAATTCCTCAGCAGTGCGGGAAGTTGAGACTGTCCAATAATCTTCCCCTTTACCAGTCGGTTTATTCTTGAGGCCAAGGATGCGTGCGTTACGTATATCAAGACCAAGTAGTGCTGATGCACAAGCCAGATAGCCCGAAACTTGGTGCGAGAGAATGAATGCCGCTTTCCAACCATCGTCAAGACGTGCAGCTGTTTTATTGTCCTCGAGCGTCGGACGACTGTTCCTGCCCTTATCGAGAGTGAGAGCATCGAGCGTTCCTATGAATCTATATTGTTTCTCGTCATCGTACGTGAGAATTACATCGAAGACATTCTCAATGCCTACGTAACTTTGCGGATCGTCTTTGTCTTTGACATAGATTTCCCAATTGTCCATGTACTTCATAGTCGAGTCGATGTACTGTATTGCCGCCAGTTCCATCGAATTTAGCGTTCTAATCTGATCGCCTGGGTCGTCCTTGAATCCAGATGAATGAATGATATCATATGCCAGGACCATCAATTCGTCACGCTCGGTGTCAGATTGAGTCATACTAGACTTCCAAGCGGCGTCCCAACGTGTTGGCTCGAACAATTTATGCGCCTTCACCCGTGCGTGGCCAGGTAGCTCTTGTCGTGTCGCCAGTTGCCACAGGCGGATCGCTGCGAACACTTCGTGCATCGCGTGACCGTATTCCAGGGCCATTGAGCGAGCCGAAGTTGGGTATCTCTTCTGGCTGCTCACCACTCCCCACGTCGGGCACATGTTCATAGCTGTCAGGCGACTGTTGGAATACGGGTGTAGAGTCGCCTTCGCGTGCGCCCCTACCGTCGGTGTAATCGAGAGAAGATGATGTTGCTGCGACTGGGCCGAGTGCTCCTGGGCTTCGTGGATTAGCTGTTTCGGCTTCTTGGTGGGCTTGCTTGGCATTGAGATACTCCATGACTTGGGCAGCACAGCCATCGAGAATGACGAACACTGCCTTGGGGTTTGCACCTACGTTGGTGACTGCAAATGTGAGTGCAGCCATTGCGTCGTATAGTCTGGCTTCGTCTTCACTAGGGAAAAACGAACCATCGTTTGTGAGAAAGCCTGATACTTTCTTCATGAGTTTGACTCACACTAGTGTTCACTTTCGTCAGGGTCGTACGCGACGCTGTGGACTTCGACGCCATCAGGGCGACCGTGACGCATCAACGTCTTAAGCTGTCGCTGTGTGTTTTCATGCAACTCTACGAAGTTGCCTAATGACGTAGCTAATTCATCGATCAGCCTCGAAGCCATTACGACTTGCTGAGACAAATCGATGATCCTTTCGTACATGAGTGTCATCATGTATGCTGTCTGACCCTCAATGCCACGATCGCGTAGCTCTTTCTGAAACTGATTAAACTCCATGTGTGACTCCTTTTCCCTTTTGCCATTCGAACTCTGTTTCGCCTTCACTATTCGTAATCATAACACGCTTTACATATCTCGCCTTTGCTAACTTCTCCGCCTCATTCATCGCCACTATTGCGTTAACACGCTCTGCCGTCCGGTAAATGTTATTCCTTAAGTCCCACCAAAATACGGTGAACTCACCATCAACGCTATTGTCATTCGCTGTCAGTCTCGACGATTTGACTTTGGGCATTTTGTACCTCTGTCATGAGAATTTCGAGGTTTTCCATACGCCTTTCACAGTTTGCTAACGCTTTGTCCAATACAGTGATGGCCTTGCTTAACTGATAATACTCGTTCGCGACACGTTGCTGGAACTTTGCGATCTGGTGCCTCGCGGCTGCGTTGACACCAGCATGGTATGTGACAACTGCGGCCATGCGTTTAGCTCGGACTAGTTCTAAGTGTGACTCAATCTCTTGTCGGGACATCTCGTTGAATGTAGGTTGTAGAACTAATGGCATCCTTGCGTTCCTCAATTGCTCGGTCGGGTAGCTTGATTGCTACCCGACCGCCTCGCATCGGCTCGCTGCCCAGCTAACCGATGCTTGGCTCTTTGTTACGGGGAAGTTCGTAGTAAGCCAATTTGACATCCCAAAGCAACTCTTCTAGCTTGAGATTGTCTTCCGCCGAACCGTTGTAGTCGCCTGCTACGTACGCCCTTAAAGCGTCAACAGCCTCCCCAAACGACTTTTCTATCTTCTTCATTTATCGCCAGCCTTCTCAATGATTGCCACGCGAGTCTGCGACTTGGTGGGAATTTTGGCCCGCTCGATTTGTTCCTTCGTGATAATCACAGGAATCTTCTTGTTATCGAATAGCCACTTCGCCAGCGTGTCAGGATCGAACCTACGTACTGGTTCTGACACACTGGCGGTGACAACAAAGCTAGGACTTTGCGCGACTAGATGCTGGCCCGTGCTCAGATCGTCGTACTTAAGCAGGCCCTCGGCCTCTGCTGCGTCCCACAATGCGTCCGATTTAGACTTGGCGATCTTCTGGATTTCGTCCCACAGATAGATTTCGCCGATGATGCGACCCTTGTTGTCTTTAGCATCGGGGTTCTGTGATATGAGACGTGTCTCGATAGCGTTTAGCTCTTTCACAATCTTACCTAGGTACGAGTGTGGATCGGCAGTGTTAGCCCTTTCCATATTGGAAATGGTCGGCTTCACGCCTGGGGGGAGTGGCCGCTTCGCCTGTGCTCTTGTCGCCATCTTACTTCTCCTTGGTGTGCCATGGTGTCCATGGACTTGCCAGATCAGTTTGACTCAAACTACGTTATACTCCTAAGAAAACTTCACCCTCGACGATCAGTTCAATACGCTTGAACATCTCGTCGGCCTCTCGTCGTAGCTCAACCTCCCTTCTATTGATCGGACCATAGTGTTGTCTCAAGTTCCGCAACGTCACTGCACACGTTTCAACTGCGAACGTAGGAGCACGCTTGCACAGTTCTTGGAACCTGAAACCGTCACCACTGCCATAGCTGTCCCAATCGCTCTGAGAACAGCTTACGTCTTCCTCCCACGCGCTTAAGTATCCCTGTGGCGAACTGAGTTCATACTGATCGAACAAGTTAATGAAATCGGTGCACGCACTTCTGGCATTCCAACTGGTTTGAAACAATCCAGCTTCGCACGTGTCAGCCGTTGTATTCTCGGCCGATTGATCTCTGCCACAGCAATGCTCGCCAGACGATTCACGCATTCCTAGTCCCATTAGAAGCACGTATAAGTGCCTTAACGTGTTTTTACCACGCTGCGAATTGCTCATGTTCGCGTCTTCGAACTCTTGTGCAAGCCATGCCAAAGCGTCAACGCTACTGTCGTGTGTGTTTGCCTTACTTAGCTCTATCGCTAGGAAATCATCTGTACCAAAACGTACATACGCCTGAGCGTAGGCAAGCGCCATTCCTTTAATGTAACCGGCAGGCGCCTTACCTCTATCCTCCCAATTATAATCGGCGATAGGATGAATGATTGCAGTATCAGTAATCATACGCTTGACTTCTGGCGTGAATACCGTTGGCAGCTTTGGAGGGTACGGCGGTAAGTCAAACTCCCTCGTTAATTCTTTCCACGTCTGCGGACCTACGACGCCATCAACGTCTAAGTCTTTCTCGCGTTGGTATTGCGAAACAGCGTCGTCGGTATCAGGACCGAAATCGCCATCGACTTCTATGTCGAGCGCGTGTTGAACTTCCTTAACGTTGTAGCCAAAATCGCCATGGCCGATTACTGGACGCTCGCTAGTTTGAGTTTGGTTTTGTGTCACTTTGCTTCTCCTTGGTTTCAGTTTGAGTCAAACTCAAATTTACAGGTTACCAAATGACTCCCTTACTCAACTTGTTAACCTTGATGTAACCTGAAACGAACAACCTGTCGCCTTCCAAACTGACCGTGAACTCGCCGTCGTCCATGGCGTCACGTACCTTACTTTCTAATCTTTCGGCGTCGTCGTAGCTTGGCACGAACCGTTGCTTTATCTTAATCAACAGTTCACATAAACGGCTTACTGTTACTCTATTTGGCTTTTCTTTTAAGTTACAAACCTGCCACTGTAACGCACTCACAACACTGCGAAGAGAATTGGCCGAACGGCGCTTAGATTCCTCTCGCGATAGCGGATTAATTTGGATCATGTTTTGTCGTTCCTTTCTCTGGTACTACTAATACGCTAAGTAACCTTCGTGCTTCTTTTCTTGCTCTTGTCAGGCTGAGTTCATCTCCGTTCTCTAATTCACTTACCATTTTCGTTAGGTCTATCAAGCTACGTAGAGCTTCAAAAGCTGACATTCGAGTTTGAGTCATACCGAACCGAAGCCTTGCTGGCCCTCCTCTGGTGAAGCAAACGTGATAGTATATCATATTATATATCACTTGTCAAGCGAAATATATCACCATGCGACATTTTGACGCACTCTTGTTTGCTAACCTCTCACTTCTACCACTAATCCATCCTGTCGCATGACTGCTGCCATCGCTTCTATGCTCCCTTCTACACGGTGTAGCGTCCCTACGTCCACAGGGTCGAGCTTATTTTCTACCCAATCGCGACCATCTTGTGACAACGGCACAATCATGACTGCTCCGTCTGCATACGCACTACGCAAACGGAGCATAATCACGTCACTTGTGGGGGTCCATCTCCACGTTTTCGGCCTGGTTTGAGTCATACGAAACCTTTCTCTTTTGCTAGCCACTCAGGCATTGTGACTGTAAATTGTCCTTTTTTCGTTGATGGCTCGATTTCAATCTGGCTTTTGGGGAGCCATTCAGCGTCGTCCTTGTCTCCTGTTTCGGACACAAGAACTGCCTTTTCTGTCTCTGCGTGCTTCTCAACTAGCACGTCAATTAGATCGCTTTTGAAATTGGTCATTTTGCATCCTTTATCGTTTGCCGTCGATTGGTGATGGCACACTCGCTTGCTACTTGCCAATCTCGTCGAGTGGCCTAGACGTGTCGTGCCAATGCTGTCGCGCTTTGCTAAGCGATGGAATTGTGCTTTCAGCTTGTTGTCTCGCAGCTTCTGCTTGTTGTCTCGCAGCTTCGGTTTGACTCACACCCTGCTTGTTGTCCCCATCGGCGTTGCGCAGTAGCTCGGCCAATCGTGCAAGCAACTTCATAGCCTCGTTGTATTCATCATTCGTCAACATGATTGTCTCCCTTTTTGGCGAGCCGATTCCTGCTTGTTGTCCCCCGCCTTCGCGAGGGCAGGCCCTCCGCTATGTCGGCGGCGACGGCAAACAACTCTTAAGAATAAGCTCAATG